TTGGAGTTGTTAGAGTAGGTTTTGAAATTGGAAATTCTGTTATTTATGTGCATGAATTTACTCATGCAAATAGCGATACAGAACCTTATATACAAACTGCAAACTTACCAATAAGATGTGGAATGACAGTTGATAGTGGAACGGCTACAACTTCAATGAACTATATTTGTTCTAGTGTTTCAAGTGAGGGAGGTATTCCGCTTCCTATTGGCGTTCCTGTTGCTGTATTTGTGGACGAAAAACAAGCGGGTAATAATGATAGAGATCATTTGGTAAGTATTAGACCAAGAACTTTATTTAACGGATTTACAAACAGGGTAAAAATAGCCTATGTAGAGTTTACAATTACCGTAAATGGAAATAACCCTGTAAGATGGGAGCTTTGTATAGGGCAGGATTTTAATGACGCTTTAGTTTGGAATAACGTAAATACTGAACATTCATCAATAGAGTATAGCGTCACAGAAACGGAAGCAGCAGGAAGCCCAACTTTAATAATTGACACTGACACCATTGGGTCTGCAAAAGATTTAAGATTGTCAATGACTAGAAATATTGATATAAGAGTGCCTATTACGCTGGATTCAGCAGGACTACAAAGATCAAATGGAACACTTTCACTTGTTGTAACTGGTGTTGATGGGAATAGTAATTGTTATGGAAAAATGAAATGGATTGAAATATACTAGATTATGCCTACTTATATTACAGTAACCACTACAACAAATAATATCATTGTTGATTTCAATGATTTAGAAAACCATCCACAGGTTTTAAGGAAAAGGAATTGGTTTCCTAGAACCTCAGTAGCTTATTGCACATTACTTCCATCGGCAGAAGCTATACTTATATATGTAGATGGTGGTGGTGAATGGAGACTAGATATGACTGGGGCTACTGGCCTTCCTGTTACTTCTATTAATGGAACAACAATAACTGACAACGATCATTTATTTGAACGATTAAGCTTAATGTAATGAAACCAGAACACATACAATACATAGATTTGCGTTATGTAAGGGGTAGAAGATCAGCAAAGCAAGTTGGAGATTTTAGCTGGGAGTTAAGACATGAATTAATGGTATTGCTTCCAGACTCAGAGCTTGTTATTATTCCTGCTGGATTTAAAACAGATTTAAGTTCTATTCCAGAGTTTTGGTGGAGTGTTCAAAAGCCTTTTGGTGATTTCATTCTAGCACCTATTGTCCACGATTGGATGTACAGAACTAATTACCGACAAGATGAGCTTGGTATTTACGGGGCTAGATTACACGCAGATAAAATGATGCTTTACATATCTAAGAAAACAAACAGCAAGAAGTGGCATAATAAGCTAGATAACATTGTGCGTTATTGGGGTGTTCGATTAGCAGGCTGGTACACTTGGAAGAAAGGTATGTGATTAATTATTTAAATTTGAACAATGGCAAGAGCGTATTTTACATTAGCAGGACTTTTTACCGATACTCAATTTGATAATGGGCAAGAGGTTAAACTTGACTTACAGTCTATTAAGGTAGATGGAGTTGAGCAATTAACTGGCGACTATTTTACTGAGGTAATACCAGCTTTTGTAAATCCTCACACCACTAATTTATGGTCTTATGGAAACTGTACTCAATCTGGAACCTATCCAAATCCTACTTCAATTGCTTCCTGTACTACTGGTATTCCTAATTCTTTCAATCCTTTTAAAGAAACGTGGCAAGTAAACTACTCAAATGTAGTTGATGGAGAGCATAGAGGGGAAATTGTAGATACGATTAGCGGTAATACATACGGCTTAGAGCAGTTTAAATTTGGCTTTGATAATATCGAGACTCCAGTAAACGATCAACCTTCTGGTGGTTCAAGTGGTGCTTCTGTAAAGGGCGCTTTCTATTTGGAGTATGATGATACTTTGGACTTTGAGATGATTATTAGAGTAACTACTAAAGATAGCTCTAATGTTATTTCAAAAGATGAAATACACACCTATACACATACTGCTGTAAACTGTTCTTTTGCTTATGAGGTAGAAGGGTTAGGATATGAACCAGTACAAGAACAATATTTTGGGCAAACAAATATAGTAGCTGCTCACGGCCCTTTTGTAGATGCAGGCAATGGCTTTGCTTATGCTGCTCCTGCAAGGTCTGGTTATATATGGAAGCTTGAATTAGTAAATGAAAACTTAACTACTATAGGGACTTTCCCTGCTGGTGGTGCTATTCAATACACATACGGTTTTTTATCACCAGTAGATAATAAGATATATTTTATGTCTTATGATTCTGGTGGTTCGCCAATTGATATTCTTGAATTTGACCCAGCAACAGAAACATATTCTACTTGGGGTACTTTTGGTGCAGGAGAAAAATTGGTTGCAGGTGTTATGATGCCTAACGGTGTTATATATGGTAGTGTTGTCGGTAATGGTAAGTTCTTAAAGATTGACACCGTTGGCAAATCCATTACAATATTAACCAATGGAGCAACTAATGGTGGTGGGCCATGTTTATATGAGCCAGTAAGTGATATGATTTATATTATACCAGAAGGTGGCGCAACAACAGAGTTTTATAAAATTAACCCTAATACAGATGCTATTACAATCCACCCAGAGCCTTTATTAACTGGGACAATGTCAAGATACGGCACAATAAATTCAGAGGGTATAATTTATGTCAATGATCCAAGTTTTCCTGCCCCTGGAAAAGTGTTTAAGATTGATACACAATCAGGAGATACAGCTTCGGTTATTACTATGCCTTCAGGAGTGGGTACACAGGTGTTTGATTTCTTTTTAATGCCCGACGAGAATACTTATTTCCACGATATAGCAACAACAAGTTTATATAAAATAGAATCTGAGACAGATGGGATTCAATCTGTATTCAGTATTTCAGATAATAATAGCTATGTGGATTTTACGGTTGTAGGTAATGATGTTTATTCTATCCCTGCAAATGAAGCAAACGAAGAGATATTAAAAATAACTTTTGAGGATCAAGGCTCTAGGGTTAATAGCGCAACAGCTTTTCTTTCTGGCGGTTTATCTGGATGGATAACAACTACTTGTGGTCAGGCTTTAACGGCTACTAATGACCCAATAGTAACTCAATCGCTTGGGATATTAACAGCAGACCCTACTACGACTACAGATAAAGTATTTGATCCAGATTTTATTAAAGCTTGTTGTTACTTTAGCCCAGTATTAGCGCATCCAACAGATGTAGATTCTTACAAGAATGATGTAAACGGGTTCTTGTTTCAATCGGTTACTAATTCTGCTGGTAATCCATTAAACACAATAACATTAACGCTATTAAAGAATGGTGGTGTTGCGAATGGTGGCACAGATATTCCATTGGTAGATAATACTTATGGAACTTATTACAATTACGGTTCTATTCCAGGACATCCAGCAAAGAAAGGCTACCAGATTAGATGGCAAGATGTGTTAAATGTAGAAGGCGAAGGAACGTACCAATTACAAGTTGATATATCACTTTTTGCTTCCAGTACTACTCAGGTTAGCGTTCCTTTCAAGCTAAGAACATATACAAACGAAAGAGCAAAAGGTACGGTGCGGATCGAATCTGTAATGAACGGATATTTAAGAAACGAAGCAATAGATTACAGAGGTATTAAGTCTAAAGTATCAAAAGGCTTTGATGTTGATGGTTGGGTAGATCAGATTCGTTTTAGAGGTTTCTTTGGTAACAATCAACCAGAGTATGAGCAAGAGCAAATCATATTTACAAATAGAGTAAGCGAGCAGTTAAGATCAGAATTGATAAACAACTACGTTCTTCAAACTATGAATCTTCCAAGCTGTATTACTGAGCCTATTTTAAAGTATCATAACTTGGCTAATTACTTGCGTATTACAGACTATAACGTAGTAAACCATAGAGACGATTATGTTGATTTTAGAGTAGTATTTGATGGGGTAAATGACATTGCTTATAACTCTGTTTCTAATACTGCGGTTTTGAACTTAAAGTATAGAGATTACAGACAAGATTATCAAAAAAGCAACTGTTAGTAAATTATCATTAAATTAGTATCATGCCACTAGATAAAATCGTACAAGGAGTAGAAGAAATGCTTAAAGATGCTTCGGTAGGGGCTGGTGTGGTAACATTTTTCTTCGGCCATTTTGGTAATTTAACGCTCAAACTTTTACAACTAACAGACTTCGGTTTGGATTTAGAAGATGCTCTACATATTTGGGAAACACTTGTACGAACAGCAGTAGGGTTTGGAACTATCCTTGTCTTATGGTGGAGAATTAAAACCTTAAAGAAAAAATACAATGGCTAATTACGCTTTCAGTCAAACTTCATTAGATAGATTGGCTACAGTTCATCCAGATTTACAGAAGGTTGCACATAGAGCTTTAAGAATATCAATGCGCAGACATGATGGCGGTGTTGATTTCTCTATACCTCAATACGGTGGGAAACGTACAGCAGAGGAACAGAATGAGCTTTTTAACAAAAGTGTTAGTAAAGCAGATGGATATGAGAAGTTGAGTCATCACCAATCTGGAAATGCACTAGACGTTATTCCTTATATCACAGCAGATGGAATAAAGGGTAATGCTATTTATACAAAGAAGATAAGTGCGCAAAAAAGATCATTACTGTTTCACATGGTAGCGGTTTGTATGCTACAAGCAGCAAGTGAATTGGGTATTAAATTAGGTTACGGTGGGAACTGGCGATCGTTTAATGATGCTCCACACTATTCTCTGATTAGAGAATCAAATTAAATTAATGCAGAGTCGTGACTGCATCTATTATATTTTTAAATCCATTGGGTGAGTAGTGTTCACGACCACGAAAGCTCAATGGTTTTTTATTTTATGGAAGTATGGAAAGACATACAGGGCTACGAGGGTTATTACCAAGTTTCAAATTTAGGTAGGGTAAAGAGTCTAGAAAGGAAAGTTAAAAACTCAAAAAATTCTTTTAGAGTTGTAAAAGAAAAGGTGTTAAAACAGTCTGAAAAGAAAGAGGGATATTTAGATATATCCTTAACAATAAGCCAAAAAAGAAAACATTTTTACGTTCATAGATTGGTAGCTTCTCATTTTATAGGGGAACAAGAAAAAGGAATGGATGTAAACCATAAAAACGGAAACAAGAAAGATAATTGTGTTGAAAACCTAGAGTGGCTAACTAGAGCAGAAAACCACGCACACGCTTATAATAAATTAAAAAGGTTTGGATCAAGAAGAAAACTTAATGAAGAAGATGTGTTTTTTATTAGACAAAATGCAAAAAAAGGAAATGGAGGTAATGTAAAAAAACTTGCTAATATGTTTAATGTCACAACAGACACAATTAGAAATGTAGTAAATAGAAAATGGTATAATGAATATTAAATTTTAGATTATGGGTAAGAAATTTAAAGAAACTAAGTTCGGTGCTTGGTTAAATAAAGCTGGCAATACGCTAAAAGACAACGTAGGCGATATTGCAGGGATCGCATTGAAAGTTGGAACTGGGAATATCTCAGGGGCGATAGAAGATGCAACACAAATGATTAAGGGTAACGATAGCCCAGAAGCAAAAGAGTTGCTTACAGAGCTTGAAATGAACCTTAAAGAGTGGGAGAAGGAAATGTATGAGCTGGAAATTAAAGACAGGGACTCAGCGCGTAATAGAGAGATTGAAATAAAGAAAGCAGGTGGCAATGATATTATGATGATAATAACTGGCTCTGTTGGCCTTTTAGCTTTCTTAGCGATAGTTTACACTGTTTTATTTAGAAACCTTCCAGAGGGCAATGAAAAGCTTGTTTATCACCTTCTAGGAATGGTAGAGGGTGTTGCTATTACAATGTTCGCTTATTACTTCGGGTCTAGTAAGGGATCAAAAGATAAAAGCGAAATGCTTTCTAATAAGTAGTATATTTGAGCCATGTGATTCTGCTCTATTCTTGAGCGAGTTGGTTTTTTCATAATTGGTTTGGCGGTCAGGGTGGTTCCTGGCCGTTTTTTTTTGCTTTCTTTTTTTATTCCCAATATATTTTTATATTTGAAGAAACCAATACATTAAACCATGACAACGATAGAAATTATTTTTTACTCAATTGTAGTAGTAGGTGCTATTTATATGCTTTCAAACTTAGACTATGAAGGATAGAGTAGAGCAAAAGCTAAAAGAGCTTGAAACAAAATTAGCACAAGCAGAAAAGAAGCTTGGCAATACAGAGGTGCATTTATCTTATGGCGAACTAGGTAAAGTACACTTGGAAATAGAGAAGATAAAGTTTGCTATTATTCAAATTAACGAATTATGACAGTAATGGAATTAGTGAAGCAGATTGCTAGAAGGTTAGAGATTAATCTATCTGAGCTTGGAGTAAGGATCGGCAGGGGTGGCGGTTCTTCTTTGGGAAGATCATTAAGAGACGATTCTCTAAAGGTTAAGGACTTGAAAAAGTGCTTGGCTTGTGATGGTCAGGAACTTATAATCATCTACAAAGGAAAAAAAATTAGGATTGATGACCTTAATTAAATATATTTTTATATTTTTATATCCATGTACAGCGACAGAGTAAAACTATTAGAAGATTGCGAATACTTGATTGATGTTATTGACAGCAAGCACAGACGTATTTTAGACATGAAAATTAACGTGCCAGCTAGTTATGACTTTAGAGGAAGGCAAAAGTATTTCTCAGACGTATTAGCAGAAGAAAGGTTGCTCAGAAGAATGAAGAAGATATACAACAACAAAGTAAACCAATTAACATTACCAATATGAACAGACTAAGTAGAATAGAGTTACTAGAAAAAGCCACAGACTGGCTAGCTTACATTGATAGCCAAGTAGATCAATTATGGCACTTTGAATTTCATCCACCAGAGTACTATCAAATGTTTAACAGAATGAATGAGTATGACTGGCATTTGGAGTGCTTTAAGAGACACATTGAAAGAAGCAAAAGAATTTACAACTCAATTATAAACCAATTACAAACTAAAAACTTTTAGAAAATGAAAAACCTAAACCAAGCAATGATTGCAGTAATGCAAGAGGTTAAAAGTATTGACAAGGATTTAACCGTAGGAACAGGTAGTTACTCTTATAAAGGAGTGGCAGACAAAGATGTTAAGCAAGCAATTGGCCAAGCAATGGCGAAGAACGGATTGACTTGTGTTCCTATTAAAATAGAGCCGACTACAACTGTTGATCGTTGGACAGAAACTTATAAAGGAAATGAGAAAACAAAAACAAGTGTTTTCGTTGAGGTTCTTGTTACTTTTCGTATAAGCCATGACTCTGGAGAATCAGTTGAAATAATGGGATATGGACACGGTCAAGATAGTAATGATAAGGCAGCTGGAAAAGCTACAACTTATGCCTTGAAAAATGCTCTTTTATATTCGTTTCTTGTGCCAACTGGTTCAATTGATGATACTGACAATACACATTCAAATGAAGCTCAAACACCAACAAAACAAAAACCTAAGCTAACAGACGATAGATTCGCTAAAGCATTAGAAGCTGTTAAGACTGGCTCTTTTGATCCTGCGGAGTTGGAAGAAAAATACGAACTAACAGAAAACCAAGTTGAACAATTAAACAAATTACTAGCATGAAAGATTTAGTAGTAAGATGCTCAGAATTAAAGCAATTAATGACCAAGAGCAGAAGCAAAAGCGATCCATTGAGCGCAACCACAAAAACTTGGTTAAAAGACAAAGTGAAGGAACAGTTCTTAGGCTATCGCAAAGTATTAGATACTCCAGCGATCAAGAAAGGCAACGAGATGGAAGGGGAAGCGATAGCATTGCTTTCTCAACTCCACGATGACTTTTATGTAAAGCATGAAGGAAGGCAAACAAATGAATGGTTAACGGGTGAATGTGATATTTTAGACGAAGCAATCCATGATATTAAATGTTCCTGGAGTTGGGAAACCTTCCCTATCTTTAATGAAGATGCACAAGAAGCAGTTAAGAAAGCTGGGTACGATTGGCAGATGAGAGGTTACATGATGTTATACGATAGAACAGAAGCCTATGTTCATTACTGTATGATGACAACACCGAGACATTTATTAAAGCCTTGGGAAATCGAAAACGATAAAGAGGAAATCAACCTTTTTAATGATACAATACACCAAGCAGACTGGGCAGATATTGAACAGCGTATAACGAGCGTAAAAGTAGAAAGGGATGCAGATATAGAAGCAGATATGAAAGCTCAGTACGATCTAGCTAACGAGTATTGGAAGCAACTTTGGGAAGAAATAACGAACAAATGAAAGTAAAGGCCATTATGAAACGATGCTATCAATTGGCTTTATTTGAAGATGAGGTTCGATATACTAGCAATGCACACTTTTTTATAGATCAGATTAAAGAGCATACAGAGGGGATGGATGAAGCTGCGAAGATGATCAAAAAGACGAACACTATTGCAGAGAAGCACTTCCAAGAAATGAAAAGAGAGCTGGTGGAAAATGTTTACCAGCTTTTTTTAATGGCCGAACATTTTAACATAAATTTAGAGAAAGAATTAACCATAAAAACCAAAGAAGATGATGAAGAAGATGAGTAAAATCAAAGACCAAGTTCACAAGCTGATAGCAGTTAAACCAGAGCTAAGAGACAATGATCTTAGATTGATTGCTGAGTATTACTTTTACCACGTTGGAAGGGAAGAAATTAAAAACCTTTCTGCAATAGATTTGCTTTCAATGATGGCAGAGGGGAAGTTACCGCACAGCGAATCAATTACAAGAGTGAGAAGGAAACTCCAGGAAGAATACCCTGATCTTAGAGGTAAGACTTATAAAGCTAGAAAGCAAGAGGAAGAAAAGGTGAGACAACAAATAATCAAAGGGCTATGAGTAAACCAAAAACAATACCCTTCCAGAAGATGTTAAAGACTCTGGATGATCTAGGCTACAAGTTCAGCTCGAATAAAGAGCAAGACTTTTTTATAAGAACTAAATGTCAGTTGCAGCAAACTGAGAAAAACGGAAAACCAATTTTTGTACTTTATATTGATAGAGTACCAGTAGGAATGTATAGTTAAAACTTATGAAAATAACCAACGAAGATAATATGGACTTAATGGCCCGTTACCCTGACAATTATTTCGATTTGGCTATCGTTGATCCACCTTATGGGATAGATGCCAGTAGAATGACTATGGGAAAAGGAAGTGCGAATGATAAGAAAAAACATGACACATCAAAAAAATGGGACTTAAACACACCAGATAAGGAGTATTTTAATGAGCTTAAAAGAGTTTCAAAAAACCAGATTATTTGGGGTGGAAATTATTTTAACCTACCGCCTAGCAGGTGTTGGCTTTTATGGGATAAAAAAGATTAAAACTCTGATTTTGCTAGTCATGAAATGGCTTGGACTTCTTTTGATAGGGTTGTAAAATGTTTCCAAAGAGCAAGGGCTGCAGGTGGGGATTCTTTTAATAAAATCCACCCCACCCAAAAACCCGTCAAACTTTACGAATGGCTCTTAATGAACTACGCGAAAGAAGGTGACAAAATTTTAGATACCCATTTAGGCAGCGGAAGTATAGCTATTGCCTGCCATAACCTAGGGTTTGACTTAACAGCTTGCGAATTAGATAAAGATTATTTTGACTCCGCAATGAAACGAATAGAAAACCACACTAAACAATTACGAATATTTTAAAACCAAAACAATTATGAAAGCAGAAGTAATGGCAGGAATGGACAGAATTAATCAAGCAGAGCTAAGAGATATTATGAAAGTAGTTGCAGATTCTTATTTTATCACAGTAGAAGACATCCAATCTGGAAGGAGAAAGCGACCTATTCCAGATGCAAAGAAAACCTATTGCATGATCGCTAAGGAATTGAACCCAGATTTAACACTACATGAAGTGGGGATGGCTTTAGACTTCGGTGGGGATCACTCAATGGTAGTTTACAATTATAAGAAGGGCAAAGACCTTTATGAGATTGACCGATATTTCAGACAGAAGTATGATAAGTGCATAGCTTTAATTAGAAAGCTAAACGGTAAAAAGACAGGCATTATATCTAAAGCACATATAGGCTGGTACTACGACAAGCCAGATGAGCTTAAAGATTATGACCTAAAGCAATCACTAAGTCAGGATATTCTTCTATAAACATAGAAGCAAATTTAACGAATGAAGGGCAAAAAAAAGGGTGGTAAAATATGTGTTTTCGCAGATTTGAAACCTCAGCTATCTTTGTTTGATAATAGTACTTGCACCCAATGCGGAATCAGAATCCAAGAAAATCACGTTTATTGTAATGATTGTGCTAAGGTTTGGGTAGAGAAGTATTTGAATCCAGATTGGTTGGAAAAGAAATAATTAAACAGTTGTAAAATTTATTATATTAGTAACATGAAAGAACTAAAGATTGATAGGACTAAACTAAAGACTGTCAAGAATTACGCAAAAGAAAATGGATTAGATCGGCAAAGGGTCTATTATATGATTAGGACAGGATTATTAACCGCAGAGAAAATAGATGGCGTTACTTTTATAAAGTTGCCTTAAAATTTTTTGCTTAAAATTTAAACAGTTGTAAACAATGGCTAGACCGCAAAGAAATAACGTAGATTACTTTCCTTTTATCTGTAAGGAAGGTAGGGCTGTATTCTATATAGAACAGAAATATGGTAACGATGGTTATGCGACTTGGATCAAGTTGCTAAGACAGTTAGCAGTAACAGATCATCATTATTTAAACTTATCAGATGAGGTAGATTTAATGTACCTAGCTGCTAAATGCAGGGTAACAAATGAAGTACTAAAAGACATCATTAATGACCTTGTAAAGCTGGGAGAATTTGACTCTTATTTATGGGAAGAATGCTCTGTAATTTGGAACGCAAAATTTGTAGAAAATATTGAGGATGCGTACAGTAAGAGAAATAATAACATCATGAATTATGAGGGTTTAAAGGAACATTTAATTTGTTTAGGGGTACTTAAACCAAGTAAAAGTAGGAGTAAAGGTGGCAGAAACACACAAAGTATAGTAGAGTATAGTAAAGAAGAAGAGAGTAAAGAAGATAAGATTAAAGAATTGTTTGAGCGATTTTGGAATTTATACGATAAAAAAACTTCTAGAGAAAAGGCTTATCAAAAATTTAGAAAGCTAAAGCCAGAAGAAATGGAGAAACTATTTCAGCACGTTCCAAAGTATGTTCAAGCAACTCCAGATAAGCAGTTTAGAAAAGACCCTAGCACATATCTAAATAACAAATCATTTAACGATGAGATAATTGAAAGAAATACTAACTCAGGAGAAAAGTCTATTTATGACTTTGACTTCGCTTAAAACAAAAAAAAATGAACGAAATACAAGTACAGCAAGACAAGATTATTCAGACGTATCAACATCAGATACCTCAACTATTTAGGAATACTATTAAAATTAGAGATTATAAAAATGATTCTCCAGGATGGCCTAAACTAAGAACAATGCTAAACGCTTGTGCTTTAATGGTGGGTGCAGAACAGCCAGTTGATGAGCTTTATAGCGTAATAAAGCAAGTAATGATAAACGAGTTTAAAGACTTTAGCCCAGAAGAAGTGCTAATGGCTTTTTACAAAAAAGTAGGTGGAAAGTTAGATGTTCAAGCAGATCACTATGGAAGATTATCTGGAGAGTACATAGGCAAAGTTTTAAACGCCTATAAAGCCTATCGCCATAAACAATTATCTGAGGAAATAAAAAACGCACCTAAAGAGGAAGCGGTAGTTGATCCAAGCATGGAAGTTAAAATACAAGCAAGGAGAGAGTGGTTGCAAAATTGTTTTATTAAGCCTTACTATGATCTAAAAAAAGGCATTAATAAATTTGATAGAACTAATGGGGCGATGTTTTTTAAACGGCTTTATCAGCATAAATTAATCAATGTTAGCCAAGAAGAGATAGCAAAGTACAGACAACTAGCAGTACAAAGGCTGGAGTCAATTAGTAGAAGCGGAGACCTTAGAGATGCGCAGAAGTTTAAAAGAGAATTGGAATCAATGAAACAAGGAATGGAAACTGACTTAAATAAGAAGATAAAAGATGAAGCTTGTTATCTTTATTTCATAGATTGGGCCAGAGAGCAAATACAAAAAGGAACGGATATTGAAAACTATTTAGAAACTAATAACTTTTATGTGATATGAAAACAGACCCACAAGGAAACAAACTACTAGCAGTATATCATCTTAGAGAGCTGATCGAAGAAACACCAAACGATGAAGAACTAGGAAAGAAAATTAGAGAGATTTGGAACTACATTAACACATACGAGGATTAATGGAAGTAGAGTATAAAAGAATACCATGCGAGACTACTAAATGGGATGAGATAGTAGAGCTGGTGAAGAAAATGCAAAGCCAAGGATGGGAGTTTTTAGATAGAATCGAGGGTATTGCTATATTTAGGAAAGTGAGTAAAAGTGAGAAACATAAATGACAACTAAAAAAGAAATAATCTACGGCAATACTCCGAGCAAGTCTAATTCATACAAGATAATTAGAATGGGTGGCAGATGTAGCTTAATGAAAAGCAAAGCAATGAAAGCTTATGAGGATAAGTTTTATATGCAACTTTCTGGAGAATTAAGAGGGTTAATGATCGAGGGCTTGTTCGAGTTTGAAATAGATGTTTACTATCCTTCTATGCGCTCTGATCTTGATGGAGTTCTAAAGGCTGTCCTGGACTGCTTGCAGAAAACCAAAACCATAAAAAACGATAACAAATGCGTTAAGATTATTGCACGAAAGTTTGTTGATAAAGAAAACCCAAGAGTGGAATTTACATTAACAGAACTTTGATAATATTGTTTAGATTAGTTCTATGGATGACTTCTTTTTTACATACAACTGTGAGAATTGCGGAGAAGAAGTGCCAAATGACTTTAACTACTGCCCTAACTGCGGAAAGCAAATGCAATACAGCCAGATAGACCCCCATAAGTTTAAGATGAAGGTGTTAGAGCTTCTGCAAGAACTCAGACAAACGGCAAAGAAAAAAAAGAGGGCCATGTATATCGAGGGCTTTTCTAGCGATGAGATCAAGAGAGTGATTAAGAACCATGACGATAACAGACAAGTTTTATCAGATCAAGCAATGGATAAGATTGAAGAGATAAACTGGTGGTGGTATAATTAATTTCAATTTTTTTTCTTGAAAAGTTTTGCGGATGGATATATTTTTATATCTTAGAGGTATAACAATAACCAATTAAACCAAAAGACATGACAAATTTAGAAATGACATTTATCAAAGCAGTTAAAGAGTTAATGGATTTAGGATTAACACAAGAAGAAGCAAAAAAAGAAGTAAAGTTTGCAATGAATATCATTTGCGACATTTTAGAAAAGTAATAATAAGGGAGGATAAACCCTCCCATTTTACTAAACCAATTAAACCAAACAAAATGAGATTTTCAGAATTAACCTATCAGAGCAAAACGATTACCAGCTACGACTTTGAATTTACTTTTACCAAAGATGCTACTGAGTACATTATAAGCGGTGAGTATGAAGCTAAAGTTTATGCAAAGCATGATCCAGGAACTTACTGGCAACCACCAGAGACGGAAGTAGATATTGACTTAGATATTGATTTGGATAGCCTTGAAATTTACGACATGACTAAAGATGAGGAATCGAACATGATACCAAGCAAGGAAATGATTGCTTTTATCGAGGATTGTCTTACTGATTACATAGATGAAAACTACCAAGATTTTGAATAGAGTATTACAAATAGCAAGCATTATCTGGATCGCTTCGGTGGTCTGGATGATATTAAATAGATAAACCAAAAACCAAAAGTGAAATGAAAACACTAAAAGAAATAGCAGAACGGGAAGCGGAGAAGCTTTATCCTTTTTTAGAAGAAAGAGGGATGGTTGAACAGCTTCAAAACGTGAGCTTAGAGGAGTGTAGACAAGCCTACATCGCAGGCCGTTTAAAATCCCCCGACTTAGAAGAGTTTAAGAGGGCTGTAGAAAAAGAAGCGGAAAAAAGATACCCTTATCAAGAGCAGGGCAAGCCTTTTGTTGGAGAAGGTGTAGATTGGATGAACGATTCAATAAAGGATGAGAGAAAAGCCTGCATTGATGGCGCTCTCTGGGCCTTTGAATACATAACGAAAACAAGTAATAACAAATAAAAATCAAATAAAATGAAAAATCAAATCGGAAAAAAAGTAATCGTAAGAGCAGACAGAGCAGGAGTATTCTTTGGAACTCTTACAGCAAAAAAGAAAGATGAGGTTCAATTAAAAAACGCTCGTAAAATCTACTATTGGTCAGGTGCTAACGCAATTGAAGAAATTGCAAAAAGCGGAATTGACACGGAGAATAGTAAGGTTACGGTTGAGGTTGAGGAAATGGAAGTTATGCAAGTTATTCAAATCGTACCTTGTACAGAAAAGGCAATTACTAACATTGAAAGCTGTAAGGAATGGACAAGAAAGTAAAAGAGTTTTTAAAGGTGGATGCTTATCCTAATGGCTATGGCGATGGCTATGGCTCTGGCTATGGCTCTGGCTATGGCTCTGGCGATGGCTCTGGCGATGGCTCTGGCTATGGCTCTGGCTATGGCGATGGCTCTGGCTATGGCTATGGCTATGGCTATGGCTCTGGCTATGGCTCTGGCTATGGCGATGGCGATGGCTATGGCTTAAAATCTTTAAACGGACTTAAAATTTACATAGTTGATGGTATTGAAACTATAATAACGAGCGTTAAAAAGAATGTTGCTAAAGGATTTACGGTAAACAAAGACCTTACATTAAAACCTTGTTTAATTGCTAAAGGTGAAAACAAATTTAGCCACGGATCAACATTAAAAGAGGCTGTAAATTCACTTCAAGAAAAGTTGTTGCAGGATTTACCAGTACCGCAAAGGATAGCTAAATTCTTAGAGAACTTTAAGCCAAAAAAGAAGTACAAAGCTAAGAAGTATTACAAGTGGCATTTCTTTTTAACTGGCTCTTGTGAGTTTGGCCGTAGGGATTTTGTAGATCAAAACGGGATAGACTTAGAAAACGACAAATTTACGGTTCAGGAGTTTATTGACAAGGTTCGTAATGCTTTCGGAAGTGATGTTATTAAGCAGTTAGAGAGTGAATACATAACGAAAGGAGGGGAGGGATGAAAGACAGAATATACACATCAAAGCCAGTAGATAAAACAGCAAGATTAGTAACGGGAGAACAGCCTGATGACGATGTTAAAAGAGATTTTTATCACGGCCAACACTATCTAAGCAAAGACAAACCACCTACTATTCCTTGGATTGGGCCTAGAAAGCTTGATTTAACTGGTAAACTTTTTGCAGGTGGTAGAATGATTGTTATAGGGCTTTTTGTTAAACAATCTAATTGTAAAAGCGAGAGTTCAAGATGGCTTGTGCAATGTAAGTGCGGTTATTATACTGTCAGAAAAGGGAAAACGATAAGAAAAAACATCGATGGAGGTAAGAAGGATTGCTGTCAAGTTTGTAAAAGTGCAGAAACTAGAAGAAGAAGTGCGGAATACTTTGCTAATGAAGAATTAAAAACCAATAAACCCAACTGAAATGGAAAAGAAAAAAAATAATATTATAGTTGTGCAAGGCTCTGTGCCACAGTTTGAAGAATATTTAAACACAGCCAACAAAAAAGGTTATGTGCCTTATGGGGCAATGACTTCCGTTGTGATACAAGACGAAATAGTCCACACACAAATAATGATTGACTATACTTATAAACAAGTCAATAGAGTTTAACCCCCACCAAATAACAACTAAAAACGATTGAAATGGAAGGATTGAAAAAAGGTGACTATGTTTTAGCTACAAAGTACAAAGACGGGCACGGGAAAGACCAGTTTTGCGTAGGCTTTTTTAGGGATATGACGTGGCACGGAAGGTATAATATTGTAGATGACACAGGGTGTTTATTTAGACATAATGGATTTAGACGGGCTGAAAAAATAAGTGCAGAAGAAGGTGCTTTAGTGGTAGAGAACGCAAAGGAAATTGAAGAAAAAGGATATGGCGTTTGGGATTTTATAAAAGGAAATGTATTTGAGTTATACCCCAAGCAACAGGGCGAATAGTTGCGGAAATTAAAAAATAGGAAAGATGGAACAAATACAACAATTATTAGATATTTTAAAAAGTACGCCTGAAATGGCAATTTGGGCTTTAATTATTTACTTCATTTTTATACTGCTGAAATTAGCTTCATGGGTATATTCCCTGAAAGTTATTTTACAACTTTTTATTAAACGGTATTTTGATTACAAAGAGAATAAAATAACAAAAGGAAAAGGGGCAGAAATAGCAGCAATGTTTGAAAAGGAAAAAATATCAAACGTTGATTATAGTTTATTGATTGAACTTTTACAATCAGTTAAAGAGAATAGTAATTACATACATGAATCAGATTTAAAAAAAGCTATTAAAAAGCTAAAACAAGATTAACCGAAAAAATTAGAGAGATGGAAGGAATAACAGTACCAATATTAACACTAGCTCTGATTGTAGTTGTTTGTGTAATCGGAGTGAGCACAAAGTAATTACGTTTACTCTGTAACACATTTTGACATAAATAATGTTGGTTTTGTAACACATTTTAATGTTTATTGATGCAGTAAATGACACCAAAAAAGCACAAAACAAGCCAAAAGAACATTATTGTGTTGATTTAGTGATAATTCGCAATTCGCGAACCACGAATACATAATAACCGCACAACAGCAAAACATAATATAATGCCAGACAGATGATATACCCCGAAACAGTACTCACTTTTTTTATCATCTTGGGCCTTTTCAAAGACCTTAAAAAATAATTTATACCTTTAGTGCATTGACTATCAGTAGTGAATAAGTATCAACAGCACATCGAAGAAGCAATTGAGTTCTACAACGAGGGGTATTCTCAACGGCAAATCTGTAAGCTTCTTACTCAGAAACACGGCTCTGTTTTCGATCAATCTCACTTATCGAAAGCATTAAAAAAACATCCGCAATACAGGCCAAGGACATTTACTCCTGGAGACAATACGAGCAATAGAAAACCAATGCCCGAATGGTATGTTGAAGATCAGATTGAAAAGCAGATTGAACAGAATGGGCTATCTATTCCAGATCAAGTAAACTGGAAACACGCTTGGCTAAAAGATAAAAATGGGGCTAGTATATTCATTAAGAATAACTCTGAGGTAATTGGATTCGATCAGATGCGAGAGGATTTAATGCTCGATATGAAGGAGTACAGCCCTAAGTTCACTCCGATTAAAAGAAAGGTTGTTAATGATCCGCATTTATTAGTGATTGACCCTGCGGATTTACACATAGGGAAGCTGGCAGACCCATACGATACTAGAGATACTTATAACCATGATATTGCAATAGAAAGAGCTTTAGAGGGAGTGGATGGTATATTGCAAAAAGCAAGTGGATTTCCTATTGAGAAGATATTATTTGTAGTCGGCTCAGATGTTCTTCATGTAGATTCTAAGAGCAACACCACGACAAGCGGAACACCTCAAGATGTTTCTCAAAAGTGGTACAGGAGTTATTTAATGGCTAGGGATTTATACATAAGAATTGTAGAAACATTAATGCTAGTAGCAGATGTTCATATACAATACAATCCAGATAACCATGCTTATCATAGTGGATTTATGCTAGTAGATTCGCTATACTGTTGGTTTAGAAATTCTAAAAATATAACTTGGAATATTGACATGAACCACCGTAAATATTACAAATACGGGAACAGCCTTATAGGAACATCTCATGGAGACTCTGGTAAGATGGATCAACTACCTTTAGCAATGTCTTTAGAAGCTAAAGATTACTGGGCGCAATGCAAATACTATTACTGGTATTTAGAACACATACACCACAGACAGTATTATAAGTTTATGGCTGGAAAAGACACGCAGGGAGTAAGTATTGAGTTTTTACGGTCTGCTTCTGGAACTGATAGCTGGCACGCTCAGAACATCTATACAAACAACTTCAAAGCAATAGAAGCTTTTATCCACCATAAAGAAAACGGCCAAATAGCAAAGTTTACCCATTTATTTTAATTCGTATCTTTACGCCATGACCACCGAAGGACTAAAACAGGTTAAAATGTGGGTGATTGGCGTAGCTGGTCTTGCAGGATCAATTACAGCATTATACAACTTCCACCTCAACATGATGGAAAACATCAAAGAGTTCGTGCATAAAGAATCAGCACCAATAGCGCATAAAGTCGCTTTGAGAGAGATTAAAGCTACTGTTGATAGTATCTACTCGGTTAGAGAAAATACAATCCATGTAGGGCTTAGATACGATCCAGAAGCAAAGAAAGTAAGATACACGCATACCAACGGGGCAATGTATAGAGCCTTTTACGATTCTGCTCAGGATAAGTGGTATTTCATTAATGATAATAACATTCCAGAGTGGTGTAAATAAAATTGCGTACATTTAAGTATTCATAAAAGGGTAGTATGAACTTAGAAAAAGTCAAAATAGGGGAAATTAAACCAAATCCAAATAACCCCAGATTAATAAAAGATACAAAGTTTAACCAGCTTGTAAAGTCTATTAAGGACTTTCCAGACATGATGAAGATTCGCCCAATAGTGGTGAACCAAGAGGGCATTATATTAGCTGGTAACATGAGATACCACGCTTGTAAACATTTGAAGAAAAAAACCGTAGAAGTATTACGAGTTGATTTGAATGATGAAAGACAGCGTGAGTTTTTGGTGAAAGATAACAACAATTTTGGCGAATGGAACTGGGATGACATTGCTAACGAATGGAACACAGCAGAGCTAGTAGAATGGGGCATGGATATTCCTTCTTTTGATATTCCAGAGCCACAAGAAAAGCAAAAGGATATAACTTTCAAGCTAACCATATCACCAGACTACTCAGATATTGAACATGAAGTAAGAGCAGAGCTGGAAGAAATGAAAGGGAAGTATAACGGTTTAACTGTGAAGTAATGGCAAGAAGCAAGAAAGATAATAAAGAGAGGTACGAAAAAGAAATACTAGAAACGATCAAGAAATACAACATACTTGATATAGTGTCTATTTTTGCTTTTTATAAGGGGTGCTGTAGGTCCACCTTTTACAATTACGGCTTGGACAGATTGGACAGTATTAAAAACGCTATTGATGATAATAAGGTTATTACTAGGCATAGTTTAAAAGGAAAATGGGCTAATTCAGATAACGCAACGCTTCAACTAGCCTTGTTTAAGTTGATTTGTTCAGAAGAAGAAAGAGATGCCTTGTCTATGCAGAAGGTAGATCACACTAGCAAGGGCGAAAAAATAAACATTCCTATTTCAGCTTGGAAGAAAGAAGATGAGTAATGGTTACTCTTATTCCAAAGTTCAAACCAATGTACTCAGATGGCTATCGGTACTGCCTTTGTACTGGTGGTCGAGGTAGTTCTAAATCCTTCCACGTTTCGGACTTCTTATTAAAGCTAACATACGAGCAAGGCCATGTAATACTGTTCACTCGTTACACTTTAACCTCAGCACATTTATCTATTATTCCAGAGTTCATTGAAAAGATAGAGCTGTATGGAGTAGAGGACAGCTTTGAGGTAACAAAGACTGAGATAGTAAACAAGCACACAGGAAGCAAGATAATATTCAAAGGGATTAGGACCAGCTCTGGAAACCAGACCGCAGCCCTAAAGTCTATTCAAGGTGTTACAACCTTTGTGCTAGATGAAGCAGAGGAATTGGTGGATGAAGAAATATTCGATAAGATCAACGAATCTGTAAGGAAGAAAGGAGTACAAAACAGAGTGATAATTGTGTTGAACCCTACTACTAAAGAGCATTGGATTTATAAGCGGTTTTTTGAGGATAAGATGGTAACTCCTGGAGAATGTACCAAGCAAGACGATACTGTTTACATCCACACTACTTACTTAGATAACCTTCAAAACCTTTCGGAATCGTTTATAAAGGGTTTTAAAAGGCTAGAACAGGAGAACCCAAAGAAGTACGCTCATAGGGTAATGGGTGGATGGCTAGAGAAAGCAGATGGAGTTGTATTTGAAAATTGGTCTATTGGTAAGTTTGAAGAAGTCGGCCAAGTGATCTATGGGCAAGATTACGGTTATTCTCCAGACCCTACCACATTGATTAAGGTAAGCATTGACAAGCGCAGGAAGAAGATATTTATCAAAGAGTGCTTTGTAGAAAATAACCTTAGTACAGATGAGATAATAAGGCGTAATAAAGAGCATTGTGGCAAAGGGTTAATAATTGGTGATAGTGCAGAGCCTAGATTGATAAATGACATTAGAAAGCAAGGTGTTAATATCATTCCATGTACTAAAGGGGCTGGAAGTATTATAGCTGGAATAAACATAATGCTAGAGTACGAGCTTATTGTTGATCCAGATAGCAGAAATGTAGTGAAGGAATTAAACAACTATATCTACTCAGATAAGAAAAGCCAACTGGTTATTGATGACTATAATCATACGATTGATGCAGTTAGGTATAGCGTTTACCATCAATTAAGGAATCCGCATAGAGTTGGCCTTAGACAAAAAAACTAACAATTGTTTTGGTGGTATAGATATAAAAATGTAGTTTTGATAAGAATCTAAAATCAATTAATTATGGAGCACGACAACTCAAACACATTCGTATTATTTACGAACAACAAAAAGGAAACAGACAAGCATCCAGATTACACAGGTAAAGTAATCTTGGAAGATGGAAAAGAATTAAGGTTGGCAGCTTGGCTCAGAGAGAGCAAAAGCGGAACTAAGTTTATCTCAGGGAAGGTAAGTGAGTTCCTGGAAAAGAAATAGCAACCAGAAAGCACTACGAGCGCAGATCAAAGTGATTTGCCCTTCTAGTAAGTCGTTCTTTTAACTAGCGGAAGAGAAAAACGCTAGGGTTTAAATTGGTAAGAAGGGTCAGGATAGGTGAAAGTTTCTTGGCCCTTTTTTATTACCTTTAAGCATGACCACAATAGCAGTAAACGGTTTAAACGGGCTTTTAGAAGTTTTACTCTTGTTAGAGGATCAAGGGGCTAAGAACTACTCCAGCTACATGGATTTAGAAAGCGATATGTTTTACATTAATGTTTACCACGAATGACCTATCAAGAAGTAATAGAAGCTCTGCATGAGCTAGGCTGGGAAGATTTAGACAAGTTGAACTCAGAAGCGGTGGAGTTGATAGAAGATGTTATTTTAGTAATGAACCAAAACAAAAAGAGATGAGTTGGAACCATAGATTATTAGCACACAAAGATGGAGAAGATTATTATTATCAAATCCATGAAGTTTATTATGATGAAAAAGGAAAACCTAACGGATATACAGAACGTGGTATATCGGTTGGTGGCGATAACTTAGAAGGTGTTAATTGGGTTTTAGATAGGATGCGAGAGTGTTTAAATAAACCCATATTGTCTGTGGACAACTTTCCAAAAGAACATAAAGAATCAAAATAATTTATATCTTTGAAGTGTTCGTAATGGAGGTATGAACAGATAAAGACATTATACGGGGAAGGCACTTCTCCAGAAATTAAGTCCTATGTACCTCCATTGCATAGGGCTTTTTTTTTGCACTTAAACGAACAGACATACAAGGCCGTTGCTGTTCAGACTCCATACAGCTTTAACAAAAAGGATTAAAACAAACGGCAACCAGTCAGAAAAGACGAAGTTAGAACTTGTGAAGTGTATGCAATGTCCAATCCCCGACAACATACGACTTGAAGCAATAAGCACAAGCCTAACTTATGACCCTAGACGCTGTAATGTCAAGGCGACCTGTAAAAGGTAAGGATGGGAATTGCTGATTAAGGCTGAGGTTCGATCTAAATAACTCTTATTTTATCGGATCAGGTTCTTGAGTACTTTCAAGGATATAAGGGGAACTATAGCCTAAACTTAGCCATTAAATAAAATTTAGTACATTTGGAGTAGAGATATTCAATGACGGGTAGTTGATTCTCAATAATTAACAGAATAAAAAACTCTAATAATTTAGATTATGGCTATTAATTGCGACTGCCCGTTGCCAACGGCAATAGGCGATATTACTCCAAACACTTGTCCAGAGAACTTTTCTCAGATTCAAAAGGTAATCTTCCAAAGACGAGGATTTGTATTTGATGGAAGTGCTGGAAAGGACATTACTTTGTTGGCTGACTGGCAAACTTTACAAGCTGCTGCTGATGACACAAAGGCTCAAATTTCTCCATTTGCTTACAATGCAATCATTACTGCTGGTGAAGCGATCACTAACGGTGGTGGAGACAACACTACTTTGAATGGTGAAGTAGAATTAGTTGGTGTGAATCCTTCTGTATTTACTGCTGAGTTCAGATCATTGGATTCTGCTACTATTGCACAATTGCAAACTTTGAACTGCGAAACTGGTCTTGGTGTTTACTTTGTTACTAAAGATGAAGATATTATCGCAAATGAAGAATCTGCTGGTAACTATACTGTTTTCCCAGTTTCTTCTTTCTTCGTAGGAGACAAGACAAACAATGGTTTTGCTACTAAGGACATGAACATGGTTTCATTTAACATGGAAGCTTGTTGGTCTGCTGCTTATTCTAAGCAAGCTGTGGCATTTGATCCATTAACTGAACTGTAATGATTATTACATTACAAATTAAAGGTACTGATGAGGTGCGTGATTTCGAGAGAAGTCATGCCCTTAGAGTACTTCGCTTGCCAAAAAGCGTTTATACACTTCCAAAGGATTCACCTTATCAATTCGTAGATAATGAGCTTAGACGTATCAAAAGTGAAGAAACTGGTGGAGAAGCCACCAAGAAAAGAACTTCTACAAGAAGCAAAAAATCACGAAAATAGATTGGTGCTACATTCTGAAGCTGTTGTTAAGTCAGTAGCTTTTAGAAGTGATAATCCAGCATTTAATGACTTCCTTAACTGGGTAAAGTCTTTTTTGCCGTTTGATAAATACCAAAGGTTTAGACAGCTTATCAAGACTCCTTATGCTTCTTTGAAGGTAACGAGTGAAATTTGGACTGAGCTAGAAAGAATCTTTGATGGCCAAAACTCTTTCTTTAATTATGAGTTTACAACTACTGAACTCCAGGAAGATTTCATGGCTTATCTAAAGCAGATTGATGACAGAAATTTCTTTAAGACTTTTGGATTCGATCAATTAAAATATTCTATTAACTCTGTATTAGTAGTTGATTTACCAGCAGAGCCAGAAGATACTCGATTAGAGCCTTTTTATTATTTCGTATCAGTTGATAGTATCATTGATATTAAAACGGATATGAAGGGCGAAGTAAAGCACATTATCTTTAAGCTAGGTGAGAATACCATAGGTGCTTATTGTAGTGAGTATTACAGAGTATTTGACACTACTAACGATACTTTAACTTTGGTATCAGAGAGTGAACATGGGTTGGGTTACTGCCCTGCTTCATTCTTCTGGGACAAAGACCTAAGAGCAGACAACTGTTATTTGAAGAAATCGCCTTTAACAGATTGCTTGGCTCAATTAGATAGATACTTGGCCCTTGATACGTTCAAGGAACACGCAGACCTTTACGCACCTTTTCCTATTGTTGTTTCAATGGAAAAGCTATGCAATTATGAAGGTTGTCAAGATGGATGGATCAACAAAGAGCAAAGACAGTATTACAACGATACTGATTACGATATTGTTTACACTCCTGTTAAATGTCCAGCTTGTGAGGAAAGAGAATTAATCGGTGCAGGAACAAATTTTGAGTACCCAGCACCACAAGCAACAGACAGTCCAGATTTAAGTAATCCAGTAGAGATTGTTTCTGCTGATGTTAAACCATTAGAATATATCCAAGCGAAATTAGCAGACGTTTCTGCATCAATTAAAAGCGCAGTTATTGGAACTGGCTCTAAGATGATCAATGACCAAGCTATAAACGAGATGCAAGTAATGGGTAGTTTTGAGAGCCGTAGAAATGTTCTTATTACTATCAAAGAAAGCTTTGAGAGAATCCATAAGTTTGCTAACGATACAGTTGCTAAATTAAGATATGCGGATAGTTTTGTAGGTTCTACTGTTTACTATGGCGATGAGTTCTATCTAAAGAATTTGGAAACCTTACAGGAAGAATACAAGATGGCAAAGGAGAATGGAGAGCCAGACGAGGAGATTGATGCTATTTACAGACAAATTATCCAGACTAAATACAAGGGAAATAAAGACAAGATCAAAAGGGCTTGGATATTATACAACTTAAACCCAATGCCACATAACTCACTAGAGGAAGCTAAAGAATTGTTTGATGCTGGTGTAGTTGATCGAGAAACTTTCACTATTAAGGCTAGATTCAATAACTTTATAGCGAGGTTTGAAAGAGAGCAAACAAACGTAATCTTCTTTGGAGAGGATGCTAACTTTGATTCTCGAATAGATAGTATTTATTCACAATTAATTATATATGCAAATGAAAGCGAACAATTACGAACAGACGCTTAAGCAAGTACCAAAAGAGTGGGGTATTAACGTACCAGATTCCATTTCAGATGCTTGTAAAGATTATTACCATGTTCTTATGGTAAGAAGAGAAAACAATCCAGAACAGGAAACTTACCACACTATTGCTAGTGTGCAACAGTACCCTAAAGATGGATGGAACAAAAGAAAAGGTGCTATTAAAGATATGTTGCCAGTATTAGGTTACAAGCACATGTTTATTTTGCACGATCCTACAAAGCCAGAGCCAGTAAAAAAGGCAGGCAGACCAAAGAAAACAGAGGAAGAAACCTCAACAGAAGATTAATACTAACATAATAAAGGGTAGATTATGGACAATTTAGATTTGAACCAACTACAGGAAGCCTTTAACTCGAATGAAGAGTTAAGAGGGCAATTACTAGAAACTATTGCTAACTCAGATGCAGGAAAGCAATATTTAAACAACTATGCTACTAACCACTTTGAGCAAAACATAGGCACGAAGATTGGGGAAGTACATGGTGCTTATGACAAGGACTTCGAGGAAGTGCTAGGTGTTAAAAAGCCAGATGGTGTAAAAAGCTATGTATTCTGGAAGGATGAGGTTGCTAAGTTGAAAGACTTGGCTTCAAGTGCTGATCCTAAAACTTTAGAAGAATTAAAGTCAAAGAATGAGCAGTTGCAATCAATGATCGATAACAACGAACAAGCTAAGTACTTGAAAGATGAACTAGACTCTTTCAAAAAACAGTACTCTAGTGAGATTGAAGAAAAGAATCGAGTTATTGAAGAGTTTAACAACAAGCAGAGAATGTTCACTATCCAAGGAGAGTTGAACAAAGCATTGAGCAACATGAACTTTAACGAAACATTGCCAGAGGATGTAAGGAATACTTATATCTCAAATGTTACTGAGAAGTTATTGGCAGATGCAAAAATATTGGAAGATGGTAGTATTGCTTTTTACGATGGTGGTGAGTTGATCACTAACAAAAAGACAATGAGCAAGGCTACAGCTTCTGAAATCTTGGCTAACAGTCTAAAGAGTATTATTGCTAGTAAAGCAGATACTACTGGTGGTGGTGGTCAAGAGCCTGGAGTGGCAAAGAGACCAAGTAATGTTACTTTCTCAAACGCTAAGAGTAAACTAGAGCTTCAGAGCCTAGTTGAAAGCTCTTTACTTGCAGATGGACTCAGAAAGGGTACAAGTGAGTTTACCACTAAGCAAGACGAGTTATTAGCGGAGTATGGGAAGGATTTACCGTTGCGATAAGGTTTTTTTTGTACTTTAGTATCAAATGTGTCCTTTGAAGGGTGGAAGGCCACGAAGTAAATAAGTAAATTTTAATTTAATTTTTTAGAAAAATGGCAGGTTTAGCAAATACTCTAACACAGAGCTTGCGTACTCAATACCCTTCAAACTTGGATAAGTATGAAGATAGATTGTCTGAGTACGGGGCATGGGCATTGTTCAAAATGGACACAATGTCACCAGAATCAATCATCACTCCAGACGTTATTGAAACGGCTGCTGGATCAATGGGTAACACCCTAACAATTCCAGTTATTGATGGAGACGATGTAACAATTGGAAACGTACGTTCTTGTACTATTGCAGATTACGAGAATGTTTCTAACTTGATCACAGTAACTTTCGTTACTTATCAATTTGGATTCACAATGGTTCCAGCGCAATACCAAAATAACGATATCAAGTACCAAGCAGACTTCGATAGAAAATTGTTAAAGTTCTTGAAGAAGTTCGCTGCTACTTTGGATTCTGCTGCGGTTGCAAAATTGGAAGCAGACAAAACTCAAGTAATGAACTCTGCGTTCATCGGAGTTGGTCAAAAGTACGGTGCTTTGGTAGGTAACGCAATCCAAGTAACTGATGCACAAAAGAACTTGATCTTTAACGATTTGACTTCTATCCAAGCAGAGGATGACTTCTACGGAAGATACAATGTATTGGGTTCTCAAACTTTGAGATCAGTAATTGGCGAATACGCTAACCAAGGGGCAGGAAATGCTACTAACACTCAGTTCCAATTCGGTGAGTATGACTTCGGTTATTCTAACAGAGTTACTGTAGGTGCTGGTAACGCTTCTACTTTCTTCTCAATGCCTAAAGGTACTTTGGCTACTTTCAACAGAAACGAGCCAGATGCTAGATTAGGTTCAGTAATTGATTCTAACAACTACTGGGAAGAAGTACAGGTTCCTATCGTTGATTTGACAATGGGTGTTCACTACTCTAGAGAGTGTGCTGATAACTCAGGAATCAATGGTGGTTCTGGTGCATCTCACTTGACTGGTTCAATGAAAGAAACCTTCATCTGGTCTACTGATGTTGCATTCATTACTGCTTACAACAGCGATCCAGTTACTTTGGCTGGTCCAATCTTCAAAGGTGAAATTTCAGCTTCATAATTAGCTTGATTCATTCATAGGGAAAGAGGGGTGTGTTCAAAATAGCACACCCTTTTTTTTTAATTTAGTAGAAAATAGAATAGGTATGTTTGACGTAAGTAAGATTCAAAGTTGTTTTGCGACTATTAACGGGTGGAGAAATTCAAGCGATCCCGATGTGCCACAGATTACTGACCCGAACCTTTTGACTTCGGATAGTGGTTTAGTGTATAATGATTTTCATCCATTGATTGAGATGGAGAATATTAGCAATACGATTCCAGAAACAAAGGACTTAGAGGAATACTTACAAGAGAAGGTTGATAGTGCTACTGCGAAGGTTATCCGTAAATGGGCTAACTGGAAGAAAGAAATGCAATCAACTAAGACTATCTTGGCTAACGCTTCTGCTTTTACAGGAGTGGCAAAGTTTACAAATACGATTATCAATGAGAGTAGGTTTGTAGGAATCCAGGTAAAGGTAAAAGATAGTTTAGGTGTAAATATCAAGATTGATAGATTGGGCTTGCAGTTTACTGAGATTCAAACGAATTTACCTATTTATGTTTTCCACACCAGCCAAAAGAATTATGTACAAAGGATTCTGGTAAGTACTACAAAAGCCAATTCAATGGAGTGGGTAGCTTTATCAGAGCCAATAAATTTATCTTATTATGGGTCTAATGATACTGGTGGCTTCTATTATATTGGCTATTATCAAGACGATATTCTTGGACAAGCCTTACGAAAAGACTTCAACTGGGAAAAGTTCTGCGGTGGATGCGCAGGAAGGCAAGCAGCGCAAATCTGGAACACAAGATTAAAGTTCATGGACATGACTCCAATGTATGTTGCTAGTGGCGATTATACAGTTATGGAGATGTTCGATTACGAGGATGCGGTAAGTGCGGTAGATAACAACTATGGAATTAACCTAACAACTACGATTACTTGCGATTTGTCTGATTATATCTGTGAACAAAAACAAACCTTTGCAGATGCGATAGGGAAACAGGTTGCTGTTGATATATTAAATGACATGAAGCATAGCAATAGAGCGAATAGAATTGCTGAGGTAAACAGAAACATGATTATAAGGGATTTAGAAGGGGATAGAGAGACTTTCGAGGAAGGTTTAGCGATGAGGTTAGAAACTGCGATTAGGTCGCTAGATTTTGACTTTTCAAAGATTGATAGCCCTTGTTTACCAGATAACAAGAAGTATGGTATTTCGCAAAGAGCTATATAGCAATGAAAAACAAGATAAAAGTAAACGAGCTTGGAGTAAATCTGAGCGAGTTAATAGATATGGACTCTGTAGATAAGAGTATAACGAAGGTAGAGGAAGTATTGAAGGCGTTAAAGGATTTAAAAACAACGATAGAGCAACTGGATCAAAATTTATAATGTTACCAACTGAGCAATTAAAAAAGAACTTGATAAGATTAAAGCAAGGTGGAATCCAGAGCCTTGTCAAGAGTGGTATAGTTAAAAACGTGGGCTATATCAAAGAATTGCAGACAGAGGAACAAATGTTTGAGGGTATTCGATCAGATGGCAGTAATATTACTCCAGAATATACAGGGTTCACTAAAAGAATAAAAGCTAGTAAAGGCGACCCATACGATAGAGTAACTTTGAAAGATACAGGCGACTTCTACAAGAAGGTTTACATTAAGCTGGACCAAGATAGTTTTGCTCTTGATAGTTCTGATCCTAAAAGGGATGAATTGGTGCATAAGTACAAGCCAGAGATATTTGGCTTAACAGATAAGAATAAAAGAAAACTATCCGAAAGGATGAGAGATACTTTATTGAAGCAAATAAAAGACAGATTATAAATGGCTTATCAAACACCTACTGTACCAATTCCACCTAACCCAGTCTTTATGGATAAAGCATTGGGCGAGATTCAAACAGAGCTAAGTACTATTTCTTGGCTTACTCATGCCTTTGGGCGTAGTTACATTAAAGTAGAAATACGATCTGGAACAGAGTTAAGAGTTCCAATGGTGTATAAAGGACAAGCTGAGTACTTGCCTGTTCAATTCAACGACAACTTACAAGCACAGTCATTCTTCGAGGTAGGCGATCAAGTAATAGAGGGCGAATGGGATGATAATTTGCTTAACTTTTTTACTGTTGATGTTGGTCTAATTGTTTGGGCCAATTTGAAGAAGATTGACAGCGTAAAAGGAAATAGTTATTATTTTGCAGAGGAATTAAAAAGGGATATTAGAAACGTATTGAGAGGTGCTAACTTTTACTTTGGTGTTTCAGTTACTTCTATCCAAGAAGATATTGATGAAATATTTGCAGAGTATAACTTTGAGCAAGTAGAGAAGCAGTACTTTTCTTACCCTTATGTAGGTTTTAGAGTGAACTTTGATTTGACTATACCAGAGGAATGTGTTTAGAGTTCTACATTAGTATCAAAAAGGCGGTTTACTTCGCTGTATTTGCATCATTATTCATTAATGGTCTATTTATACTATTAGAGAAATTCGGGCTATTAGATTGGCTTAGAATGAGAGTGACAAACAACCTTATTAGTAAAATGCTAGACTGTTATTTTTGTCTGGCACACCATATCACATTATTAGTAACCATTCCTGTTATGATTATGGACTTTAACGTAACATATTTAGCAGTTCCATTGATGGTGGCAGGAGTAATAAACCTTATGAAATGAAACCAGAATTAGAGTTTTACAATGACATTCAAGACCTTCCTTTAGAGAGGTTCAATGCTTTTAACAAGTATGTAATGTTAGATACTGAGCTTGGGAGTTCGATCCAGGACTTTGATAAGATAGTAGTCAGAATCCATGAGTTTATTAATAAAGAGATGACAGAGGATGCAGTAAAGGAATTAATGAACCTAAGATTTGTAGTGAATAACGTATTAAATGAGAATAACTTGAAGGGATTGGCTTTTGCTTCGTTAATCAAGAAAGTAAACGGTAAGGCCGTTGAAGATTATACAGAAGAAAAACTACGGGAACTTTTGAAGGAGTTGAGCGATAAAGGCTTGACGATTGGCGAAGTTGATAGTACCGTTAAGGAAGTAAAAAAAAAATAGAGTTTGAACTAAAGACATTCTTCCCTGAGTTGTTTGATGATGGGCAGGATTTTCAAGCTAGATTGAACAGGAAGGAAAGGTTATTGGCTTTGTGCGATTTAATGTTGGCAAAGGAAGAAGAGAAAGACGAAGCGAGCAAAAGACTTTTCAAGGCAGAGCAGGCTTTATTAAACTTGTTTAGGCCTAAGAATTTTATAGGAACTAACTCTTATGAAATTGCTTTTGAAAAGAACTTCCAAGTGCTTTGTCATGGTTTGAATAGCCACACGAACAAAGACGTAAAAAGAATGACTGTATTAGAAGCATACAGTTTAATGGAAATGTTAAAGAAACAGCAACAACAAAATGGCAGAAAATCCGATTAAATACAGCGACTTATTCCAAGATGATGGTGCGCTAGATAAATTGATAAAAAAGATTGCTGAACTAGAATCTGTTTATAAAGGGCTTGGTGGTAGCATTATATCTCAGATAAAAAAGATCAAGTCGGAGAGTGAGAAGTTAAATGTAGCAGAAGAAAAATCTACTGACGAAATAGCAAAGAAAGAGAAAGAGCTAGAGAAACTTATCAAGGAGTACGATAAGTTGATGAAGATTGAAAAGGAAGTACAAGAGACTAAAAAGAAGGCTAGTAAACTAGCCAAAGAGGAACAAAGGCTACTTGAAAAGCGCAATGATCTAACACAGGAAGCAGCGGTAGAAAATGCCAAGTTAAAGCTAGAAATACAAGAGCTAAATAAAGCGAATAAACAACAAGCAAGAGAAGCACTTGGATTGGTAGATGCCTATGAAAAGCAAGGCAAGAGGTTAGCCACTTTAAGACGGCAATACAAGAACCTTGTATTAGAGGGTAAAGAAAACACAGAGCAAGCCCAAAAGTTATTCATCGAGGTAACAAAGTTAGATAAAGAGTTAAAAGACTTAGATGCTTCTGTTGGCCAAACGGGAAGAAACGTAGGTAATTATAAAGAGTCTGTAAAAGAAGCTTTAGAAGAAACAAATCTATGGGGCGAAGGATTGACAAACGCCATTGATAAAAGTGGTGTTCTTGGTGGAGTGTTGCAGAAACTTCAAACTGTTATTGCTTTATTGACTAAAGCTAAGAGTGCTGATGAGAATCAAACGAAGTCTAACATTGCTATTACAAGACTTCAAGATAAGGCTACTAAAGGGGCTACTGTAACTCAAAGAGCGTTTGGTAGAGCACAATTATTTTCTGCTAGGGCAGCAAGAGTGTTGGGTAAAGCGTTTAAAGCCACTGGTATTGGTTTATTGATCGTTGCTCTTGGTGGTTTAGTATCTTTATTAAGCAGAACTCAGAACGGTATAGATGGTCTTTCTAGAGTCATTGAAACATTAGAGCAAACGATACAAGTTTTAGTAAGGAGACTTTCTTTTTGGGGTGCAGCACTAGCATCTTTTTTTACTGGAATAGGACAGGGTATAGCAGAAATTATAACAGCAATAAAAAACTTTGAAGCTCCAGACTTCACAGAGAGCACAAATAGTTTTGCAGAAGCTCTAGAGAATTTGAAATCTGTCTTTTCTGGAATACTAGATGAACTAGATAGGGCTTTTGAACAGGGGAAAAGAATTAGCCAGCTTGAAGCGCAAAGGCGAAAAGGTGCTATTTTACTTAGAGAAGAGATTGCTAAATTAAATGCAGAAGCAGCAAAAGGAGAAGAAATTGAAGGGGATAATACTAAAAGTTTTGAAGAAAGGAAAGAAGCTATATTATCAGCATCGAGAGCGCAAGAAGAAGCTAGTAGAAAGCAAGTTGAGCTTATTAAAGGAGAGATTCAAGTAATAGAAGAACGTCAAAGACTAGCCAGAGAGAGCGTTAAGGATCAGCAACAACTAGAAACATTGTTGGTATCTCAAAGAGAGGAGTTGAGTGAAAAAACTGTTGAATTAATTGAAGCAGAGGGAGAAGCTGTTATAAGGCAATTGGCCATCCGTAGGGTAGCCAATCAATTAGAGCAAGACTTGATTGAAAAGAACTTGGATATACTTATTGATGGGTTTGATAACCAAAAGACGATCAATGAGCAATTAATAGCGGATGAGAAAAGGCTATTTGAAGCAAGAAGGGAAACTTTAAAAAAAACCAAAAAACTTAGACAAGAAGTATTTGAATCAGAAATAGCGGAAATACAAAAAACAACTGATGAGCAAATAAATGTTTTAGAACTTCAAGAACTTTTAGCAGAAGGTGATAGTATTAGACTTAATGAAAAAATACGTTTACTAGGCTTGTCTGAAATATTAGAAGGAAGGTTATTAGAAGTTTTAAGGGAAAATAATACTGCTACTAATGATTTAGCTGTTGCAGAGAAAGAGTTAAACGAATCTAGAATTGCTTTCTTAAAAGAAACGATTACAGCTACAGAGGACTTAGCCATTGCTAATGAGCGAAACGTACAGAAAAGAGAGCAAATGCAAGAAGATGCCAGAGTAAGAAGGGAAAAGGCAGAACTTGAAACACAAATTAAGATTGCAGAAGGAGACGAGGAATTAACAAAGGCTCTTATTGCTAAAAAAGAACAACTACAAATAGAAGCGGATCAAAAGTCTGCTGATTTGCGTATTAGTTCAATTGAAGCACAAAACGAAAGAGAGTTGAAAGAGCTTGAAATAGGACTCCTGGAACAAGGCGAAAAGTCAAAAGATATAAATGCTAAAATATCTGATGAGCGTATTAACCAATTAGAGGAAGAAATACAATCAAGACAAGCCTTAAACCTTGATGCTGTTGATCAAGAGTTAGAACTTGCTAGATTAAAAGCTACAAGAGAAAAGGAAATAGAGCAGGAGAAGTATGAGGAATTGGCTCAGATTAGAGATGCTTTTGTAGGTGGTACTATTGATGCGTTTATTGAAGAGAATGATAAAAGAAGTGCATTATTGGATGAGCAAGTAGATAATACTCAAAAGAGCATTGATAGACAGAAAACACTTGCAGAAGATGGGGTTGCTAATACATTAGCTTTCGAGGAAGCGGAGTTAGCGAAGTTGGAACAAAAGAAGCAACAAGCAGAGAAGGAAAGAATAAGACTAGAGAAAGTCAAGGCTTTGTATTCTGCTTATAGTGCTGCTGCTAGTAATAATGACGAACAAGCAATATTAAAAGCCCTTAGGGATTTAGCAATTTTAGAAGGTATCGCTGCTTCGGTTCAAGGATCATTCGGAGAAGGTACTGGTGAGCATGGAACTATTGCAGATGCTCTTGATGTAAGACAAGGCGGTGTTAAAGGTGGTAATGTTTTATCCAGAGGTATATTTAAAGGCGAGAAACACGCTAAAAAAGGCTTTGGTATTCCAGTACTTGTTGAAGGCGGTGAGGGTATTTTATCTACTAAGCAAATGAACGCTTTAGGCAAGGATAACTTCATGCAATTAACTCAGGCTTTAGATAGTGGAGTAGTGGGAAGTAATTTCTTTAGCGATCAAATACCAATGATTCCAGAGGTTAATTCTATTAGTATTGATTTGGGTGGTATTAGTGCTAAATTAAACGATGTTGAAAGAGCGATTAAGGAAAAGCCAGTACAACAAGTGAATGTTGAAAACCTAAGAGAATCTTACATGGATATTGTAGATACTACGATAAAAGGCAAGAAGAAGTTAATTAGCAGATACAGAGTCAATAAAAAGCGAATCTAATGGTACAATTAGAGTTTGAAATAAACGGGAAACCAGCAGGTACTCCAAAGAACGCAAGCGAGATTAAGTTAATATCTAACTGGGCAGAAACATCAACTGAGGATAATGCAGAAGCAGAGATAAGCACAAATACATTACAGTTTGCTTTGCAGGATGCTACAGATATTAGCAACCACGTTCTAGGTGGATTAAATGGGGCGACTCAGGGAATATTTGAAGGTTTGCCGTATAAGATCAACCTCAAAAACCTAAAGGATAGCACTATAACTAATATCCTTGATGGGTATATTGACTTGGTAGATGACAGCACTTTTATTTCATGCGATGAGGTGGAAGCGAGTGTTAAAAAAAGAAACAACTTAGACTGGTTTTCTGCTAGAGCAGACAGTTTCTCTTTTGCTTATTTGGCCGATCCAAGTTATCAAGGCTCAGGGGCAATAACTAATGCTGATTATGTTAGTATTCCTTATGTTCTAAACTTTAGGCCAGATGAAACAGTATTGGCAACCACCGCTATAGCTTTGTTCTTATGTGTACAAGCGGTACGAGACGAAATTATACAACTTGCTAAAGCTACTGCTGATGCTGGAGAAGTTCTTGATGTGCTTCCTGGTACAAACATTGGTGATATTATTGCTGGCGCTGTAGCCTTTGTTATAGCCCTTGCTTATTTATTTGCAGTAGTGTTAGCTATTGTAACCATGATAAACGAATTAATAGAACAATTATACCCTGCTGTTAGATCACACAAAGGTATTCGTATTGTTAATCTGTTTCTTAAAGGTTGTTTGCACTTAGGTTTAGAGTTTTCCAGCACTATTTTTGATGTAGTAAACAACACAGTACAAGGCAATATCAATACAAACAAATATTTAGGTTTGGTGTTTATGCCAGTACAAGATGAAAAAGGGAATAAAGGGATTTTTAATACCCAAGCAAAAACAGGAGTGCCAAAACAAAATAGTGCTATTTACAACTTTGGGGATTTTATCCGAGTAATGAAACAGATGTTTAACGCTCAGATCAAAATAGAGGGTAAGACGCTTAGATTTGAGAGGAGAGATTATTGGCAAAAGAAAGCTTCATGGACTATGCCAGATGTTGAAACAGACCAGAGTTTAAGACTGAGTTCGTTTAAATACAATACAAACGAAGCTTTAAGTAATTTCTTGATAAGCTACCAAACAGATTCACAAGACGAGAATACACTAGAGAATTTCGTAGGGACAAACATTCAAGTAATAACAGAGCCTAATACAATTAGTGATAAAGAGCTTGTTAATATTAAAGGATTTGGAGAAGTTAGACTTCCGTTTGCCAGAGCTATTAGGAAAGAGAGTTTGAACGATATAGAAAACGCAATAAAGCCAATACGTGATGCTATAAGTGGTATTGTTTATTTGGTATCATTAGGAAGAAAATCTATACCATCGACAAGTGAAAGAATAGGGGTTATGAATTTATCTGCTCACACAACAGCAGTAGATAAAATCTTCTTTGTAGAAGGCACAAAAAATAAGATAAGTAGCACAAATAATTTAACTGCTTCTGATCTGTATAATGAATTTCATTACATTGATGCGTTTTACAATCCACAAACACAAGAGCATAATCAGTATAAAGTTTACGAGGGCGTAGAGATACCATTCTGTATTGACGATTGGAGAGCTTTACAGACCAATAACTTTTTTACTACACCAGATGGAAAAGATGGTGAGATACTGAAAGTTGAGTGGGATATAAACAACGAGAAGGCTGTTGTAGATTACAAAATCAAAGAACTTTACACGAAAAATCTTAAATTAGTATTTAATGTCGGTGCATAGCAATTTAAAAACAGCAGTAGAAAGCCTAAACAAGTTAGGGGAAGTTCTGGAGTCAAACAAAAAATTGATGAAGGAAACCTTTTCTTATGTTGAAGAAAACTTGACAGGCGAGGATAAAAGCACTTTTCAACAGTTCGTTAAAGAGTCAAACGATCTTGTAAACAATGCAGGGAAGGTGGACTTCCACGAAGCAATGAGATTAATGAACGAATTGAAAGAAAAGTATGGCAAGCGCAACAGTAGTAAGTAGAGTTTTTACGAATTTCTTTCGGCCAGAAACAACTGACTTTCTGATAGGAAATGTAGGTGATTACATCCAAGAAGAAATAGTATTTGATGTTGAGATTGCTTTTACTAGCTCAATATCTGAGGAATTAATAGTAACCAATAATGATACAATAGAAAAAGTAAATGGCTCTTTCTATGATGATGGTTTTACGATAGGTTCTACGGTTCAAGTTACAGCAGATGTAAATGGTACGCTAATGGATATTAGCGGAACGGTTGCTAACCTTTCTCCGAACTTTATGACTCTTACTGGTATTGTAGATAATGCGCCTTATGTTGGTGGTTTACAAAACGGTACTTATCCACTTAATGATGGAACTAATGACCGTAAAGCAATGACTGTTTCAAGCGCAACTGGAATAGAGGGTGTAGAGTTTGAATTTGCTTTAGTGTCTAATACAGATTATCAATCTGGTGTTTTTACAGGAATAATTGATGGCACTACTTCAAACTTTAAATATAATAGTGTAGATACACTTGCTTTAAGTGGCTCTGCTTCTATGAGTCCTAATGGGTTCCAGTCTAGCCATGCTGTTGTAATTGAGCCAACAATAACTTATGTTGCTGATTTAGGAACAAGCAAAAGATACGGAGTTACTATATATTATGTGATAGGCCCGTTTTGGGATGCGCTAACAGATTTAGAGAATCAAACAAGGCCACCTTTCTTTTTTGATACTGAGTGTTTAACTAGTGTTGTAAATATTAAGTTTTTTCCACAAGTTGGAAATCCTAATATAGTTATACAGCCAGATACTACACAGACTCAAAAGCTGGGCAATACAGGATGGTTTAACGAGAGCAGAAACGGTGGTGCTAATAATTTTAGTGTGGTTTCTTTTGAGTTGTTTAATAGTAACTCGATTCCAGTTAATACTATCCAGAGCAACTTTAATACTGATTTTACTCTTATTCTTGATGATCCAAATAACACGGCATTAAGTGAATATTCACTAGGCTGGTTATGGACTCCAGAAGATACTTCTTTGTACTCTAACAGTACAGATTACTTCCATGAGAATTGTATGCTTTCTACTTTCGGCTCTATTATACCTTTAACAGAAGCGAGTGGAAGTGCAGTAAATGGTGGTACTGCTTATGCAAGACCAGGAAGTAATTCTAAAATGCAAATTAGGTTTATTAGCCTAGTTCGATCTGGAAACAATGTAATTATAAAAGGAAGGTTTGAGCCTACGCAAGAATTTGGCACTTACATTGATTCGCTTGGCGGTTCAGATTTAAACTATGTTTTTTGGGTGTCTGCTGGGCAAGAAAGCTTATCAACTACTCAGAGCGATAGAGTTAGTTTATTAGTTCAGTATGGAGAGTTAAACACTACAAATACTTTAACTCAGGCAACAACGGTAACTAATAGCTTTCTAGAGCATCCACAGCCAGTTAGTCAAGTTGGTGTGGCTACTTATGAGGGTGCGGTAGAAGATGAGGTTGTAGGAAGATCAACACTAGCGGTAAATGTTCAACAAGGGGAAGAAATAGAAGAAATAGCCATAACGATAGAAGGGTATAACATATCCACTCAAGCAAGTTATATCTTAGAAGAAGCGGTGTTTGATACAACGGCCTTCCCGAAGGATGCTAATAATATACAGCAGATTGATATAGATACTACAAGGGGCTTTAAAATGGCTTCTGGAGTAGATAAGAACGAGGTTAAAATATTTAGAAGCCCAAGCGAAGATACAGCAACAGAGGTTGCTTATAGATCGTTGTATGCTTTTAGGTTACGGTGGGAAGATTGGATTGAAAATCTAAATGTAGATAGCGACTTCTTTAATAATACTCAGTTAAATAAAGGTTTAAACCAAGACTGGGCAACTAAAGATGATATAACAAACTGGAAGATTACTTATAACGTAGGGTTAAGGATCAACAGAGCTGGAACGATTGTAAACACCAAACAAAGCTCTGATATTGTTATTCGAGATTATGAAGAAAGCAATATTTACGATGGTGCTATTACTTTATACAACGATACAAAAACAGTATCTAATTTTATTGGTATAAATGCTAGTGGAATAAGAGAAAATGCAATAGGTAGAAATGTAAACACATGGGTAGAAGCAGACTTTGATTTAGAAGATGTGCTTGGTGATGTTGGCGATATTAACGATTACTACGGTGTTATTCGTATTGAGGAATACCGTAATGGCGGTATTACAGCTATTGATATGCTGAGTACTATCTTGGATAACGAAACGGCATCGAATTTATTAATACCTTTAACAGGGGAAAGCAAGACGAAAATTACGAAGGTAAGTGCAACAAAAATAAGGCTAGAGTGCTATATTGATTACACTAAATTACAGGCAGGGGGCGCTACTTATAAGGTAAGTGCAAGATTGGGGGCGAAGAACATTAATTTAGGTAAGTACTCCAGCCAATATAGTTTAAAATACAATTAGGATATGGCAGATTTAGGTAGTATAGCAGCTCTGAAAGCAGCGTGGGATGCAATAGTAAACAATACTGTTCCAGATGAAAGCATTGAGCCAGACGATCATAATGCTTTAATTGATGATTTGTTAGACACGATTACTGGTTTAGATAAAGTATTAAGAGCAAACGCAGAAACTGGTGGTTACAATTTAACGGTAACAGCAGGTGATTTAGTAAGGCTTGCAGATTCTGGTTTCTTTGGTGATATAGATACAGCGACTTTAACGGCAGATAGAACTTACACTTTTCAAGATGCTTCTGGTGTGGTTGCTTTTTTGTCTGATATTCCAGCAGGATATACACACCCAAACCACACAGGTGAAGTAACATCAACGGGAGATGGTGCAACGGCTTTAGATTCAAGCGCGATCACTAACAAAGGAAATGTGACGGCCGCAAGTGGCGATTTAATTTTGATCGCTGATATAAGTGATTCGAATACGTTGCGGCGTGTTACGGCTCAAAGCATTGCAGATTTAGGCGGTGTAACTGATGGTGATAAAGGTGATATTACCGTAAGTGGAAGTGGTGCAACATGGACTATTGATAATGATACTATTGATACAGCAAGAATACAAAATGATGCTATAACCTATGATAAAATACAAAATGTAACAGATGAAAGGTTATTAGGCAATTTTAGCGGTAGTGTTGGTAGTGTTCAAGAAATAGGGTTGAGTGATGACCTTCAAGTATTATTAGGTGTTTTAGGGCTTAATACAAACCCTCTTTATATTTCAGATATAACAACGGTTAATTTGTTAGACGATGTTGCAAACTGGGATGTAAACGGAAACTATACAGGAACAGCAATTACTGGAACTTTTCAAGGGCAGAAGCATTACAACTCAACTTATTATTTTACCGCTGTTCACGATAATATTTGGATAAGAATAGCAAGAGCATAAAATTTGAACAATGGCAATAATTAAAGAAGAAAGCAAAACATTTCCTTTGTGGTTCCAAGATGAGACTATAAATGCTAATTATGAAAGGGAATTTCATAGATGTTTAGAAAATCTACCTTTTAGTGTTTCTCAAACATTAAGTCAATCTGATAAAACAGATGCAGGCTTAACAAGTGGAACAAGATACAAAGGTGCAATAAGTACAGAAAATGCAATCTATTTTATACCTGACGAAGCATTACAGGTTATGAAATACGTTCCAAGTACAGATACTATTTCTTTTTTTGGTGTTGCTGGTTCTAATTACGGTTGCAGAGGTGGGGTTTTAGCACCCAACGGAAAGATATACTGCGCCCCTGCAAGTGGAACAGATGTTTTAATAATTGATACTAATACAGATACCGTTTCAACTGTAACAGTAACAACAGGAACGGACTTAAAATGGGTTAGTGGTGTTTATTCCTCTAATGGTAAAGTTTATTTTGCGCCTTACCAAAGAACTACGGATATATTAGTTTTTGATACTACAGACGATACTACAAACTACTTAATTTCAACAGGTATTGCTGTTAATACGTCAGGCGGTTATGCAAGTGGCAATATATCAACAGATGGTTTTACAGTTTATTTTGCCCCGTATAGTGAAACGGCAGTTTTAAAGGTGGACACTTCACAACCTGCAATGAGCGAAACAGTTTCAACATTCGGTTCTTTTGTTGGGGGTGCAAAGTGGAATAGCTCAATCAATTACAAAGGCCACGTTTATTTCGTTGGTAGTTCATCAAGTATTTTAAAGGTGGATTATTCAGATGATTCAAATAGCTTACTTTCTTTCTCTGGCGATAAATTTGGAAGCACTTTGCACCCTGACGGAAAGATATATAGCGTTCCTTCTTTTGGGTCTTTGTTGCGTATTTTTGATATTGAAGGAGAGGTTCAAGAAAGCTCTGTAACTTTAAGTCCAGCGGGATCAGGTATGTATGGTATAGTAACTGCTTTCGATGGTAAAATGTACACAAGCCCTGGTTTTGGTGATGCTAGAATACGTATTTTAGGTGATGGTGTTGATGTGAATAAAAATTATATGCTAGGTAGATTTAATAATAAATTGTAAGAAATGGCAACTACAACAATAACAGTAATAAAATTAAATGCTATTCAAAAAGCTTGGGTGGAGAATGAAAATTCAACCAACAGCAATAAAGCCATGATTATTGATTACGTAGACACTAGTAATATAGAGCATAATGATTGTCTTTGTTCAAGTGTTTTAACAAAAACAGGCTATGAAGATTGGGCAACTTATTTTGATGGGGTAACTACAACCGACATTGATATAAATATTTAATAAAATGGAAGTAACTGAAACTAAAGACGAAGTAGCAGAAGCACAAGCTTTATTACAAGCAAAAGAAAACGAGAAGATTAAAGCTTTTCAAAAAGAGTACCAAGAACTAGCACAGAAGTATGGTTATGGTATGTCTCCAATAGTTCAAATAACTGCTAGTGGAGTAGAAGCGAATCTTACTATCGTTAAATTGTGAGACTTGTAGTAAAAAAAGATATGTGGGGTAATATTATCTGGAAGGATAAAAAGTGTTGGATTCCAGAAATGGAGTTTATAATTATAAAAGATGGCGACTAGACACGCAATACCAGTTTTCACGGCTCAGGACATGACTATTAGCGATAGTTTTACTTTTAAGACTTCGACTAATTACGGGCTGTTCTTACAGCTTAATTGGACTGGATTGAGTGGAGAAGCTAGATTCAAGGTTCAAGGCTCTAACGATGGCTCTAACTGGTCTGATTACCCTCTTGTTGATTGTGGGGTATGTGTTTATGAAAGAGAGATACTTGGAACAGCAGACAACGTAGGGGTAATGATACAAAACTGGTTTCCAGATTACCTAAGAGTTGTTTACACTTCTAATACTGCTACGGCTGGAACTATTAACGGCCTTTTAACTCTGATTGATAACCAAGATGTAAATTGATATGGGCCAGATTCTAACCGATGGGATGCTTCTTGGGTCTGGTGGAAGTGGCACTAATATTACAATAGTTGCTAACTACAGCGCACTTCCCGATCCTACAACTGTTGCTGGTAGCTTTTATTGGGCTAGTGATAGTCAAGGAACGCAATGGCTTCCAGGTTCTTTAGGTGGAACTTATTACAACTCTGGACTATATTACTCAAACGGTGTAGATTGGGAGTACCATGAAACGCCTTATAATGCTTCACAAGCTCAGGTAAACATTGGAACAAGCGCAACCACGTTTGTTAGTCCAGCGACATTAGCAAACTACTCTAGGTGGGCAAATATATTCACTACTCCTTTAATGTTTGGGGGTGCAAGAAACAAAAACACAACCAATGCTTATTTACAAGTAAGCGGTGTTTACTCGAATGTAGTTCCTATTGAGCTACCAGTAAACGCAAAGATTAAATCAATTATAGCTGGAACGGATGGGGCAGAAACATGGACAGCAGAGATTCATGGTAACGGTTCTCCAATTGCAGGGGCTTTTTTAGCTTTAACTGCTACAGATAGCGGAACGATAGATGGATTGAATATTAGTGTAACGGCTGGTACGAAGCTATCATTGTACTGTAATGGAACAAACATAAAGCGACCTAGAATTTTTGTAATTTTAAGTAACGAAGTATAACAATTTAAACCCTTAACACAATGGCAAAAACTTTTGAGATTAGTACGGTAGCAGCAGGCACGTACACAATTACTGATTTAGGCGCAAGATCATTTACTCACCCAGTAGTAGATGTTGATTTAGCTTTAGAATATACATTAGAAGAAATTAGAGACTCAGAAGATTTGAGAGCTTTAATTGAAGCTGGTGATTTAACAGCAACCTTTGATGGAACTGTTGCAATTACTTCTGGTGCTTTGTTCGATGAGTACTTGGTAGATTTCGATCACAAGCAAGTAAAGCAAAACACGGATGACATTGCAGCGATTGATGTAACTGGAAAAAAGACTTGGGCTTATACCTTTACAGAGGATAAGAAAATTAAAGGAGATAGATATTTGAAAACTGGTAACGGTGTTTTTTCTAACCTTTCTCCATACATTGTACCATTGGCTTGTAGCCTTTACGGTATTTCAGTAAAGAGTGAAGATGGTACTGCAATATCTTACAACATCATTGTAGAGGATGATGGAGTAACAGCACATACAGAAGCGGTAACAACTGCGGATAGTTCTTTTGATGGGGCTTTAGCTGTAGCGGTTGCATCTGGTAGTGAGATTGCTGTAAAAGCAGACCATACTGGAGACGATATTGATAACTTGACAGTAACAGTTTACTTTGAAGAAGCATAATAAATGGCTGTATTACTAACAACTGTTTCAACAGTAACTATTAATGATTTAGGGGGGCGTACTTTTACGCA